TGTGGAATGTAATGTTCCTATTGTCACAGCTACTCAAACTACTCGCAGTGGTTATGGCAATAGTGATCCTGACCTTACCGATACTTCTGAGTCTTTTGGTTTGCCTGCCACTGCTGACTTTATGTTTGCTCTTATCAGCACTGATGAACTTGAACAACAGGGTCGCATCATGGTCAAACAACTTAAGAACAGATACAACGAAACTGCTGCCTCACGAAAATTCATGGTGGGAATTGACAGATCCAAGATGAGGTTGTATGATGTAGCGGAAGATGCTTCTGCCATCAACATTAATCAAGAGGACCCTGGTGAAGAGTTCTCCCAATTTGCAGACACACAAAACCGACTATCTAAATTTGCTGAGTGGAATGTATGAAGATTAAAAGTATTATGGTTGTCGGTGGCGGATCTTCTGGTTGGATGACTGCTGCTGCTTTATCTAAAAAATTTGGTAAAGATATTAAAATATCTGTGCTTGAAGGAGAGAATTCTAATCCAGTTGGAGTAGGAGAATCTACTATTACTAAGTTTAATACTTATTTAAATCTTCTTGAACTTGAAGATAAAGAATGGATGCCTCATTGCAATGCCACTTATAAAACTTCAATTAGATTTACTAACTTTAGAGATGGTAAAGGTGAAGTATTTGAATATCCTTTTGCTGGATCTCACACAGAAGAATCATTTGGTAGTTGGTCAGTTATTCGTGCCAAATATAAATTAGGACCAGATTCTTTTTGCGAATTTTTAAACCATGCGTATTGGTTAGCGAAGCACAATAGGATGACGGATGGAAATGATTTTAACATGTCATTTAGTTTAAAAAATGATACTGCATATCATTTTGATGCTAGTCTCTTTGGAAAATTTCTTAAAACTAGATTCTGTAAGAAAGCAAACCATTACATTGATGATGTTGTTGCTGTAAAAAAAGATGAAGAAGGATACATTACTTCTCTGGTTGGAAATTCTGGAACTGAGTACTCTGCAGATCTGTATGTTGATTGTACCGGATTCAAATCTCTACTTCTAGAAAAAGAAATGGGATCTGAATTTATTTCTTTCAAACCATGGTTGGATAATAATAGAGCTATTGCAACTCATCTACCTTATAAAGATAAAACGACAGAGATCCGAAACGTTACTAATTGCACAGCATTAAACAGTGGATGGTCATGGAATATTCCTCTGTGGAATCGCATGGGATCTGGATATGTTTACTCTAGTGATTTTATCAGTGATGATGATGCAGAAAAAGAGTTCAAACAACATGTAGGTAATGAAGATATTGAAATTCGTAAAATCAATATCCGACATGGTGTAAGAGAAAGAGGTTGGGTTAAAAATGTAGTTGGTGTAGGTCTTGCGTTTGGTTTTATTGAACCACTAGAATCCACAGGACTTGTTTCTACTCATGAGATGATTGATCAACTGGTTGAAACTCTTGATAGACGTAAGTGTAATATTACTGGTTTTGATAGAGACTCTTACAACTATACAGCTCAGTTAGTTGTGTCTGGATACATGCATTTTGTTTCTCTTCACTATAAACTTTCTCAAAGATCCGATACTCCTTATTGGAAATACCAAACGGAACTTAAAGATTGGTTTAAACTTTCTGATCCTAGATTGTTTACTGATAGAAAAATGCATTTCTCATATGAAAATGGATCAACATCTTTTTATGAAAATGTACATCAAATGCACTCTTTAGCACATAGATGGGATCCTGAAAAACATGGTATCGCATATATTATGGCTGGTATGGGGCATGTTCCTTATGCAGATCATCTTTATCATTATTTGAGAAATGGATCCAAAGATAATTTTGAATCTGATATTGAAAAAGTATACCAAGACTATAAAAAGTATGCTAAAATAATGGAGGAAAACATTCTAACACTCCCAACCTCTTACGAATTTTTAAAAGAAAATATTTACTCCTAAATTATTATGACTATTAACTTTAATCGCTATGAAGAATTTGTGGCAGCAGTTACTTCAGAATGCTCTACAAACTTTGTTGATTTCGCTGACCGTATTGGTGATCTGGATAGACAAGGTGCCAATATTGAGAGACTGCTTACTGCTGGCGTTGGAATTAATGCTGAGGGCGGTGAGTTCCTTGAGATCATTAAAAAAATGGTCTTCCAAGGAAAACCGTGGAACGAAGATAACCGCGAGCATCTTATTATTGAGTTGGGTGATGTTATGTGGTATGTGGCTCAAGCAACAATGGCACTTGATATATCCTTTGACGAGGTAATTGAACGCAACGTAAAGAAATTGGAGAAGCGTTATCCTGGTGGAAGTTTTGAAATCAACAGATCTGAGGTAAGGGCTGCTAACGATCGTTAATATATAATACTTCAAATTAATAATTTTATACAAATGAATGTAATCATTAAACAACCTGACGGCAACGAAATTACTTTTGATTGTGCCGATGATCAATACATCCTTGACGCAGCAGATGAAGCAGGTGTTGATATGCCTTACTCTTGTCGTGCTGGAGCATGTTCTACATGTGCTGGAAAAATTGTAGAAGGAACAGTTGATCAAAGTGAGCAGTCTTTCCTTGATGATGATCAACTTGAGGCAGGATTTTTACTTACCTGTGTCTCATATCCAACATCGGATGTAATTATTGAATCTGAAAAAGAAGAGGAACTGTACTAATGTCTTGTAATCTAAGAGAAAATACTCTCGCTGCTCTACGTAGCAATGCCGAGGGTAACATTCAGAAAGCAAAAATGAATGTAGAAGTATACCTACACAATCCTGTAGGTATTGGTGAACACCCTGATGTTCTCGGTGCAATTCAAGAACAACTTGATATCATTGCACACGAAGAAGAACGTATTGAAGTTCTGGATAAACATTTTACTGAGTAATAATGCTTACCTTCTGGATTCACCTGAGAGCATTCTTCACTGTGGTAGTTGTGAGTTGTTCTCATCCTGCCAACTGGGATCAATGTGTTCGGGTGGACCAGTGGCTCTTGCCAGAACTGCAAGAAGGGTATAGAATATGGTCAGGACAAACGCACCCTTATCAAAGTGAACAAGATTATCTTAAGAACCTCCCATCTAAATAGTTAGACGGGAGGTTTTTTATGGCATACAATCTTATACCATCTACTTTCTCAGATGCAGGTTCTGCTGTAAAGCATATGGATAATGCTGCAGCTGCAGAAGCATTGAGGTTATGGAATTATCTTGTCAATACATATGGCATGGAAAACCCTATTGCTTTTAATCCGACTAATAAAAAAGCAGTAAAAATTGCTAGAGCATTGCAAACAGAATTTACTAAAGCAGAACTAAAAAGAAAACTAAAATTAACTTCTCTTAGTTTTGATTTTGGTGATGGTAGTAGAGGTAATCGTGGTACAGGTAATAGGGGAAATTTATTTGAAGGGCAATTAGAATCAGGTATCAATGACTGGATTGAAAATCCAGATGACTTAGCAAATAACAAATACAAAGATTTTATTTACGGTCTAGTAAAACATTATCATCTTGAAGATTGTATTGCGGTGAGAGTAATAGCAGAAGGTGCAGAAAATAAACCTAGACCTATGAAAATTGTCAATGGACATTGGCAAATTGGAAATGCTTCACCATCAACGGGATATAATATTGGTGCAACAGTTACTGACTTAACATTAGAATCTAAGTGTAAAGGAAAACCTTTACATAAGTATTATCTTTCACTGAAGATGAGTGGCACTACTAACTTATCTAATCTTGGATTAAAGAAAGAGGTATTTCCAGTTGATCAAGTAAAGGCATCTAAAATTGAAACTGTTGCTGGAAAAGCTTTGATGAAAACGTTTGGATTGAATGAGCAATTATTATGTCAAACTTTTAATGAGTATCAATCAGGCAATAGATCTTTTAAGGTGCTTGATTCTTCTCCAACATATGATAGGGGATTACTAAAAGAACTTATTAAGGGATCGTTAGGGTATGGATTTCATTATGTCCATCTAAACAAAGGTAAGATAAAACATCTAGAAATTGATGAGGCATTTTTAAATAAAGCATCTACTGCTAGTAATGTATCCGTATCATATGGTGGTGAAACTGGTGGTGCAAAGAGAGTAAACATTAATTTAAAAACACCTCTCTTAGATATGTCATTTAATATTAGAAACACTTCCGATAAAGGATCTGCTGCAGATCCAGATCGTGTATATCCAGATAAGTTACAGTCAGGATATAAGATGAAGGGTGAAAGTATTGAGACGGTATTTAACGACTAATGGCAAACATTAAACAACTAAAACATCTAGAACATCTGGAAGATGAGATGCTTAACTATGGAGTTGAGGGTTGTAAAGCTGCTGTGTCTTTCCTTAAAGAACTTCGCAAGATGTTAGGGCAAGAAGAGAGTGGTGGTTTTATGCAAACCAAATGGGATGGTGCTCCGTCTATTATTTGTGGTACTGATCCTAATAGTGGGATGTTTTTTGTTGGAACTAAATCAGTATTCGCCAAAACACCAAAGATTTGCTATACGGATGTTGATGTTGACATGTATTATGAAGGAGATTTAGCAGAGAAATTAAAATTCTCTTTGAAATATTTTGCTGCCTTAGGTATAAAGGGGATAGTGCAGGGAGATTTAATGTTTACTGACTCAACAGTAAAAACTGAAACTATTAATGGTGAAAAACTGTATACATTTAGACCTAATACTATTACATATGGCATTCCAGTAGATCATCCTATCGGACAAGCAGCAGGTAGGTCAAAAATTGGAGTAGTATTTCATACACATTACAGAGGTGATGACTTTCAATCTATGCAAGCACTTGCTGGAGCTGATGTTAATGGATCTACTGATGCATTAGTCATAAAAAATGATACTCCCATGAATAAAGTTGGATTCACTTCAACTGAGATGAAGAAATTTGATAGTTATATTACTAAGATTGAACGCATGTGTCAGATCTGTGGAGATTTTCTAGATGAACTGGTAGTTCTTACTGGTACTACTGGAGATAAGAAGTTTCATATTGCATCTTATCTAAAACAGTTCTTTAATAATGAAATTAAGAATGCTCGTGGTATTGGAAATGTAGATGAAGCAATGTATGACATGCTTAATTTCTATGGCGATAAGATGGAAAAAGAACTTGCAAAAATTAAGACAGTTGCAAACCTAACAGCAAAAAGAAATCTTGTATATAACAGTCAGAACTATGTTGTAGATAATGTGTACAAGTTTAAATCAATGCTCTCTTTGTATAAAGAATTACAGACAGTCAAGCAAATGGTTATAGATAAGCTTGACCACCTTGAAGAGTTCCGGACCTATGTCCAGACAGAGAAAGGATATAAGGTCACAACTCCAGAAGGATATGTTCTTCATAAGGATGGTGATATGATTAAGTTTGTCAATCGTATGGAGTTTGCATACAATAACTTCACCCTACAGAAGCAATGGCGTTAAATTGTAATACTTGCTACTTTACTTTTGGTAGGTTTCAACCACCTACTACAGGTCATAAAGAAAACTTTGCTGGTGTAAAAAGAGCAGCAGGTTCTCATGACTATCGCATTTATATTTCACAAACTGTAGACAAGAAAGGTAGCAATCCATTACCACCTGATAGAAAATTATATTACATGGAGAAGATGTTCCCAGAGCATAGGGGGAAGATTCATTCTGGACCTAAACAACCTGTCGCTATCTTGCAAGATCTTATGCTGGCAGGGTATAATGAGGTAGTATTCCTTGTGGGTTCTGATAGAGTGAGCGCCATGCAGTTCCTTCATAAATATAACGGAAAGGATTTCTCATTCAGAAAAATTGATATTCAATCTTCTGGAAGTAGAGATGCTGATGGCGATACCTTCGCTATTTCAGGAACAAAAATGAGACGCGCAGCATTTGCTGGTGACTTTAAAACTTTTCGTTCTGGTATACCCAGAGCACTGAATGATAATGATTGCCGTGCTCTTATGCAAGAGATACAGGCAAATTTGCCCGCTAATTTTAAATGAAAAACTTTAAGAAACTTAGAGAACAAGCACTCCGTCAAGCACATCGTCAGAATGATGTGATTTCTGAGGGTGATATTGTTATGTCTGCTAGAACTGGAGATAAAGGAACAGTTCATCGCACTGGTGTCAACTATGCCATTGTGGTGACTGAAGATGGGAGAATGTTTCGGGAGTGGGTGAAGGATATTCGCACTATAAATAAACCATAAGAAGATCTTCAATTTTAAACATGGATAAGCAGAGACCTGTTAACAAAGTTGCACATAATGATGCATATTCTGCATCTTTGATGGAGATGTATACGAATTGGATGGACGGTGATTGTTTCCAGGGTAGTCATATTCCTGAATATACTCCTGAAGCATTTGAGGGTATGGATCCTCAGTCACATGGTGCTGAAGTAGAGGAAATTACCAAGAAGAAAAAGAAGATTGATAAGAAAGAGAAGTCGGTTGCAGAAGAAATCGTTCTTGAGCGTGAAGAGATTGAAGTTGATGGTGAAGTAATCATCATTGAGAAAGTAAAGATGGATGGCGTTGATGACAACGGCAACACCTCTTGCTGGAAAGGATATAAGAAGCAAGGCACCAAGAAGAAAGGTGGTAAGGAAGTTAACAACTGTGTCAAGGCAGGGTTTGAACCCACTGGTGAAGAGATCAAAGAAAAA